CGGTGACCGTCAACTTGTATCCTGAAGGCGCTGACTCTGGCGACACCTACTACTCCGGCGGCGGTATCGTAACTAAGTTCGACATTAGCGCTGCGTTTGACGGCATGGTCGAAGGCTCGATTTCTATTGAAGGGAACGGCACTCTCAGTTCCGTGACTGTCTAATGGACGCAATCGACCTAGTACGCGAACACTTTGCCGCGCTTGGGACTCGCTCTATCGAGATTCCAGAGTGGAAGCTGACGATCTATTCTACGCCAGTAACGCTGGCTGAGAAGAATCGACTTTACCGCAAGGCCAAGGAAAGCGACATGGAACTGCTTGTCGACGTCTTGATTCTCAAGGCGACCGACAAAGACGGCAACAAGCTGTTCAACGCTGATCACAAGATGACGCTGCTTCACAAGGCAGACTCAAACCTGATCGCGCGCGCCGCTAACTTCATCCTGTCGGAGGCTGCTCCGTCAGTTGATGACCTAAAAAACTAACGCACGGCGGCGAGGCTGCCGACCTCCTCGCCGTCTATGCTCTTGCGGAAAAGCTCGGCAAGTTTGCGCACGAGGTTCTCGCCATGCCGGCAGATGAGCTGAAAGGCTGGCTTGCGTATCTGCACTACCAACAGCAAGTGACCAAGAAACATGGCTGAAGCCTCATTCACGATTCGCGCGATTGACTCCACTCGCGCTGCGTTTGCCAGCGTTCAAAACTCGCTGAACAAGATTCAGTCTACCGCCAAGCTGGTTGGAACGTCGATCAAGGGAGCGTTTGGATTTGGCGCACTCTTGATGATTGGTTCTAGGCTGAACCGAACGCTCGAGGATGCCGAGAAGAACGCAAAGGCGCTTGGCCTGAGTTCGGAGGAGGTGGATGGACTTACTATCGCCACTAATCTTGCCGATCAAGCGGCAATGGGCCTACAAAGGACCGTCGCATCGGTAGCATCGTTTTTCACTCGTGCGTTTACAGGTGGAGACGTTGCGGCAAAAGCTGCGCAAATTCGCTTTGATCGCCTCAAGGATTCCCTTGATGAGCTTAATCTAAAAGCAAAGGCGACGTTTGAAAGCATTGCTAGTATTGATGATACGGAGTCGATGCGTTTTGCGCGTATTGGTGATGAAATCGCAAAACTGAACCGAGAGATTGAGACTAGTGATAAGTCCATTGATGCGCTCAAGAACGCAGAGCGACAAGTCCAGATTGCCGAGAAGCAGTTTGATAGGGCGACAATTGCGAGAAATGCATTTCGAGAGATGGACGATGCTCTCGGAGCAGCCGCTGCCGCAGAAGAAGAATACAATATGTCGCTGCTGAGTGAGGCCGAGCAGCAGGCGCTTATCACGCGAAAGCTAGACGAGAGAATGCGCAGCATGGCCGAACTTAAGAGGCTGCTACCAGAGGGAACCGAGGGCATCGACATTCTCAACGCTACGCCGCGAGACATTGCGCTGATGGAGAAAATGACGAAGGACTCGCAGGAGTACGTCAAGTTGCTCGGTCAGCGTAAGAAGCTAGAGACAGACTTGGAGCGCATCGCGAAAGATGCTGGAGAAATGATCTCGCAAGGCTTCGAGGACGCCATCTTGTCAGGCCAGAAACTGAGCGACGTGCTGCGCAACTTGGCGCAGGATCTGATTCGCCTTATCTTCCGCAACGTCATTACCGCGCCGTTGGCTGGTGGAATTAGTAACGCGATTATGGGAGCCTTCGGTTTTCTCGCTGAAGGTGGACCCGCTAAGGCTGGATCGCCTTACATAGTTGGTGAGCGCGGGCCTGAGTTGTTCGTGCCTGGCACAAGTGGAACGGTAATTCCTAACGACCGGATGGGTCAAATGGGAGGCGGCATCGGCGGGCCGACTGTTAACATCTCCTACAACATCCAGTCTGGAGTCTCGCGCGCTGAGTTGCAGCCGATCCTTGAGAACGAGCGCAAGCGGCTGCGTGCCGAGATTCCCGATATGGTTCGCCGTGGTGGTTCGTATCGTGCAGCCTTTGCGTAAGTCATGGCTATCTCCTATCCACTAACGCCGCCTTCGCCGTTTCGCGCGTCGAAGATTAGCTTCACCGGGACGTCTGCAACGTCACGCAACGTCTCACCGTTCACGTTCCAGCAGCAGCAGTACAACTGGCCTGGGCAGGCTTGGATTGGATCAGTTGAGTGTCCGCCAATGGTGCGCGCTGATGCAGAAGCTGTGATTGCCTTCCTGCTCGCTGCGCAGCGCGGCACGTTTTACTTTCAAGACTACGCAAACCCGACTCAACGTGGCACGGTAACAGGAACGTTGACTGTCTCCACCGCGACCGCCAACAGCACGACGCTCGGCATCTCTGGAGCAACTGGCACCTTCGCTCTGGGCGACTGGTTGCAGATCGGCACGTCGCTTTACAAGGTCATTCAAGTCAACTCCAGCAGCTCCGTCGATCTGTTTCCTGTTCTCCGCTCAAGCTACGCAGCGGGAACATCCATCGTTTACTCTAACGCCAAGGGATTGTTTCGACTAGCGAGCAACCAGACCGAATGGTCAATTGAGTTGGCTGGAATTTACGGAGTCGCCTTCTCAATCGTCGAGGAGCTTCCGCAATGAGCATCACCGCCGCAGGACGCACAATGACCGCCGGCATGGTGTCGGAGGTTACGACCGCACAGCTTTCGCCTGTGCTGCTGGTCGATATGGACTTTACCACTCCAGTCTACTTGTGGACTGGATACGGCACGCTTACCTACGCAGGCAAAGGCTATCTCGGAACCGGAGATCTCGGAACGATTGCACCAGTTGAGGAGACGACAGACTTGTCGGCGCGTGGTCTGATGTTTCAGCTTTCGGGCATTCCTACTGCCTTTATCTCGCTGGCACTAAACGAGAACTATCAAGGCCGTAGCTGCTCCGTGCAGCTTGGCGCGCTGTCTCCTACCGCTGGGCTGATTGCTTCTCCGGTCACTGTCTTTGTCGGTCGCATGGACGTGATGGCAATCTCCGACGATGGCAGCACCGCTCAAATTACCATGAGCGCCGAGGCTCGCTTAGTTGACTTGCTGCGCGTGAAAGAATCGCGATACACAGACGAAGAACAGCAGACCATCGACCCTACCGACAAGGGTCTTGAGTACGTCAACGCGATTCAGGAAAAGACAATCTACTGGGGCGCTCAGAATCCAACTAACCAGACCGACTGGAACGACGACAACGGTCGAGATGGTCTGCCGGTAATGTAAGAATGAAAGCGGACAACTGGCCCATCCTGCTTGCTCAATTCATCGAGCAAAGACGCCACGTTCCGTTTAGCTGGGGTACGAACGATTGCTGCTTGTTCGGTGCCGATTGGGTTTTGCGCGCGACTTCAAAAGACTTGGCGGCTGATCTGCGAGGTAGATACGGCAGCGCATTAGCAGCCGCTCGCATTCTGAGTCAATGCGGTGGAGTGCGAGGACTAATCAAAACCAGAGGCGAACAGATCGGCATCAAGTCAATACCGTCGCGCTCAATTCAGCGTGGCGATTTGGTCGTCGCCGATATGGGTAGAGGGGAAAGTATCGGCATCTCCCTCGGCAACGTCGCAGCCTTTGTTTCTCGCGACGGTTTAATTTTTGCACCGTTTGACTTTCAAATCAACGCGCCGTGCTGGCGCTTTTGACCTATGGCTGAGGCAATCGCAACCTGGCTACTCACTACTTTTTTGCCTACGTCTGCTGCCATTGGCGGCGGAACTGCCGTAGTTGTTGCTGGGACTACTTTGGCAATTACTACAGCGATTGTTAAATACGTCGCAGTCGTCGCCATTTCAATGGCGGCATCAAAATTGTTGACGCCGAAGATGCCCAGCCTTGCCGATTCTTTGGGATCGCGCGGGCAGATGGTGCGCTCTCCTATTGCTGCACGTCAGATCATCTACGGTCGCTGCAAGGTTTCGGGAGCTATTGTCTACCTCTCCACGACTGGCGCAAAGAACGAGTATTTGCACGTCGTGCTGGCAGTTGCCGGCCATGAAGTCGAGGAGCTAGGTGATGTCTACTTCAACGAAGACTTGGTTCTGAGCGGCGCAAGCGATGGCAGCGCGACCGGCAAGTACGCCGGATACGCAGACATTTACAAGAAGCGAGGCGCCTCTGGTCAGACTGCGTTTTCAACTCTAGTCACCGACACGGCCAGTCTCACCGATGGCAAGTGGACCAGTGATCACAAGCTAACCGGCATCGCGTGTATGTATGTCCGGCTGAAGTGGAACACTGAGGTCTACATCGGCGGCATTCCGAACATCAGCGTAATCGTCAAGGGCAAGAAGGTCTACGATCCACGCACGGCGACCACGGCGTACTCGACAAATTCGGCTCTCTGTCTGCGTGATTACCTTACGTCGTCGCTGGGTATGGCGATGACGACGAGCGAGATCGATGATACGTCTTGCACTGTCGCTGCCAAT